GTCTGCATAGGCATATCGAGCGTGCAGCGGGAGACCGTGACAGTGTCGCCAGAGAAACCAGTAATTACGATTTGATAGAAATAAAGTGTGGCTCCTCCAAAGCTCCGCGTCTTAGCGGTGGTAGTGGTACTCGTAAAGGTCAACGATCCTGTTTGAGCAAAGGTTGCTCCTGCAACTGCTGTTCCATCAGCTAGACCGGAGACCGCAGTCCAAGCAGTTCCGTTCCAGTAATTTACTGCGGTACTGGCAGCTGCCGCGTTCGCGGTTCCGATGTACATCTTGATCCCCTGCAAGGGGCGAATAGAACCGAGATAGATGTAGACTATATTAGAGGACCGATAGAGAGTTGCAATGTGGCCAGCCGTAGTTAAGGTATCATTTACTGCTTCAGTATAGTTGTAACTGAAAGAACTGGTCAAGCCAGTAGAAGTCCCTAGAAAGAAGGCCGCACAACGCGCCTCTTCGCCAGCCCAGACGCAGCTACTTACACCATTTGAATAGGCAACACTTCCATCAGGAACAAGACTCCAGCAACCCGTAGTTGCGTTTCCACTGGTATCGGAGAAGAGAGCTGCGGCATCAAAGTCGCCTGCTGTGGGGATTGCGGTGTCATTAGTATATACATATTCTGCGGCATCACCCGAGGGAGCCGCGCTAACAAGAACGTGGCTTTCGGCAGGTTGCTTCTTTACGAAATGTATTCCACTCTTAATCTTCAGGGTAGCCATAGGTTCCTTCTGTAAGTTCCTTATACCAATCGGAATATTGTTTCTTGCTTAGTTCTCTGAAGAGGCAGACTTCGCAAGTCCATTTGGTTTTGTAGCCAGCTTTACCTTCAACGCAGCCCTCGCAGACGCCCTCCAGGACCTGTTCTCCGGTGCATTCAGGTTGAGTGCAGGGGCGCCGGAAAACGCGGAGAACTACCTTCTTTGCCCGAGCCAGAGTTGGATCATCTGTTCGGAGCATGGTTGCAGTTTCACCTTTGTCTTCTTTGTAACGTCGGTAAGCTTCGCCAATTTCTAAGTCTGGATAGATAGCGTGTGCCTCGCGGACTTCTCGCTCTCGATCCATGAATTCTTTTGCTGTCACCATTCCTCCTAAAGTAACATTGCGGGGCAACAACCTGCCGCAAGTTGCTCTGCACTTCGAACGTCGTATGTCCCAGGTGCGCTGGAAACTGTTTGCCCTCCACCGAGTAAAGTACAATTTTTGCAACCACTGGTACAACTAGGAGAACTATCCGCGCAACCACCACCAGTACAGGGACAATAGGTACAAGTAGTTCCGCAGCCAACTGTTGAACCGCACGCGACAGGCGGTGTGCAAGGCAATAAGCCAGCGGAATAATCGCAAGAACAACAGGCATTCCCCGTTGCTAAAACTCCATTATCGCACCCATAGCGGTCATTGACGATTGTAACTTTGCAAGTAGTAGATACCGTGGCCCGGCTGACGCCAACGGCATTTCCTGTGACAACTTGGTGGATCGCAAGTTCTAACTCATCGTAGTGCCCACAGGAATCCGTGCAACGAATCGTTGGGTTATATACGCAACTTGGATTTGTAGCAGGAGCCGTATACGTAGTAGATGAACCAGTGGTCGGAGAGATGCTTCCTCCACCACTTATGATCGCCCAGGTGTATGTTCCATATCCACCAGTAGCGGTCAATGCTTGGGTTCCGCCAGCAGCTAATTGCTGTGAAGTATAACTGATAACCGGATCGGTCGCATCGTCACAAGTGTTGCCTAAGACAGTTGTGTTTATCTTCGACATGCCCTTAACAGCTACGATGGCTTTATTTGAATAGCGCATGTTCGTGAGCGTGCGGAAGTCTCCTTTGGCCAATTGTACGCCAGAGAATGCTGGCTTCCAGTGACCAGTAAAGGGGATCTCAAATGGACGCGCTCTCTTTTTTGGCTTCATATTAGTTACGCGGGAGCCCAAGTGTAATCTGTTCCCGGAACGAACCAGGCGTTATCGAAATAGACGGCATTATCAGTAGCAATGTTCAGACTGTATGCTACTCCTGTTGGGTACGTAGTTCCAAATGTTCCAGAAGCAACTTCTACCGTGTCAATTTTTAAATTCCATGCACCAGTAGCAAGATTTACATATGCTTTTATTCTATGCCGACCAGACCCAATCGCAGCGGTGTAAATCGAAGTCGAACCTTCGAAATAAGCGGTAATCGCGTTAGCATAGAAATCAATGAGAAAGTAATTGTATGTCGTCGGGCCGACCTTCCAGAAGAGTGTCCCGTAACTATAAGATGTATTATAGTTTCCATTGATATCAAAGCCGTAAGAGAAACTTCCGACCTTTTCTGCTGTTAAAGCGAAAACATACGAAATCTCACTGATGTTTCCCGAGCCATAAAAGCAATCACTTCCCCATTCAGTTTCTCCAACAGGGACAGTGGCATCGGGATCGGCAGGACCTGGCCCAGTAATCTCTGTCCAAATGCCTTCTCCAGAACCTGGACCGCCCCAATCATAACCAGGACTGGTTTCGAAGGTTTCAATCCGGAAATTATCCGGCGTACTCCCGGGAGTCACCAAGGTCGTAGAGTTAATCTTGGACATTCCCTTTACAGACCGAATCCCCTTCTGTGTGTAGCGGAAGTTCGTCAGGGTACGGAAATCCCCGTCTTGCATCTGGGGACCGAGTCGGCTTGGTTTCCAGGCACCAGTAAAAGGGATCGCAAAGGGAGTATCAATAAGAGTCTTTTCCATTAAGTTGCCAGAGCCGTAGTGTTTATCTTGGACATTCCTTTGACGGTTACAATGGCTTTCTCGGAGTAGCGTAGATTCGTCAGCACGCGAAAGTCACCTGCTGCAAGCGCTACCCCAGGAAATGCGGGTCGCCAGCGTCCGGTAAAGGGGATTTCAAATTTCTGGGGCTTCGGTTTCTCTTTCTCTATCATGCTGTCGCCAATGCTGTCGTATTTATCTTGGACATACCCTTGACCGATCTAATGCCTGGGGCAGTCGTATAGCGCATATTGGTAAGAGTCCGGAAGTCACCCTCATCCAACTGGCCTGGTTCTAGTGCAGGTCTCCACTTGCCACTAAAGGGCATGTAGAAGAGTTTCATCTCTTCATCTTCTGGAGAATTCTTTGGAGCCATTACTTTTTCTTATCTCCCATTTGGAAACTTGCCGGACTAACTGGAGGCTTGAAGCGACCAGTCTTTTTATCTCTGGGTTTCTTCGCTGGATATTTCCATTCGTACCAGACTGCAAAGGCCGTTCCAATTCCGTTACCGAGCACAATCGGTAACCCGAACCAGCGGGACTCGATAAAGAAGTTTGTCCCGATCAACTGGATAGATCCGAGGGCCATCGACAAGAGAGCCGCCCGGATGATGTTGTTATCAACGACACGACGTAAGTAGAAGACAACCAGTACATCGTCGAGGATTGAAACTAAAAGAGCCAAGCCCCACCAGAGCCAATTAGCGATAGCTCCGGTCCCGTAAGCTGCGTTTAATAAAGTTGACGCGGAACTTATTTCGATCATAGTTTCGGTTCTCCCGACTGACCGCGCTGGTAACTGCTTGCGTCCAGTATTTGTAGAAACCGTCCCCGTAGTTAGGTTCCCGATCCCGATATTTGAATAGCCACGCCGCATACTTGGTAATCGCAAAGGCCGCAGAGCTATCGAACGGATACATGCCCTTGTCTGTATATACAGGTGTAGGCTTCTTTATATAAAGCACCGTGATCGTGTCACTGGCAGACTTGGACAAAGGATCGACGATCAACTGCTTGCGGATTTGCGGGATGATTACGTAAGCGTCTGAGGCATCCCAATCATTATCGGTTCCATAAAACAGCGATGTATGTAGAATGGTTGCCGAGGATACTTTTAAGATAACGCCATAGCTACTATCAGTCGTATTATGGATAGCATCCCCAACTGCAACAACGTCTGTGGTTGTAAAAAGCCCAGAAGAATCTGTGAGCAACTTCGGTCCACCAGTGTCTTCGGAGCTATCCGTAGTGCAAGTCCCTGTGATTTCAACACCGGAAGTCTCCGCATCGGTAATGCTGAAGTTACTTGGTATCTCGACTGACGTTGTGTTCAGCGCCTGGTAAATCTCTTCGTAGGGCCTGAAGGGGATGAACTGCGTTGTCGTTGCGGTAGTATCGTAATATTTGACGAGCATATTGTTGAAGCTATCAAATAACCGAATCCCCTGGAAGTCCGGATTCAGCGCATAGGAGCTGGTCTCTGCAATGGTTGTGATGGTCTGCGTACCATGCAGAGTCTCCGTCAGCCGATTGTACTCCAAGGCCGCTTCATATAGGAAATCATATGCTGTCTTCTCGTCAAGAAAGTCACTATCCGTTGGCTCGTTGACTAGATAGTACAACATATTCTTCAAAGACTTGCCATCCAACATGGGTTAATCCTTTCGGAGCATCTCGATGTTCGTCTCTTCGTCTCCACCATGGCGATTGAGGAGTTTGCCGATCATCTTCCAGGCTTTACTCATACCATCGCGGGTGACCTTGCCATTGACAATCTTTACGTTGCACGCTTGCAAGAGAGAATGCATTTCAGGTTTCACTTCGATCATAGGCTTGGTCATGCGCTCGGCTTCCCTGTGTGCATCTACGAGTCCCTTCATCATCTGAGTTCGGGTAAAGAGACCCTCCGAAATGGATTTGCCCATCTCTCTACGAATCTTGGCTAGTTTATCCCGTTCAACGTCGGAAACCTGAGGAATCGACGCCATGATCTTTTCGTAGCGCTCCTTGACCTGGGCCAGCTTCTCGCGGGTCTCGACGAGTTTGTCCGCCGGAATGTTCCCCCGCGCAATGGCACGTTCCATCTTGCCAACCTCTTCGTAGAGTTCATCCAAAGGTCTGTCGAAGTACCATGCTGGATACTCGGAACTGATAGTACCCTTCTTTGGGTTCAGATCTACTTCGCCAAAAAATTTAATCTCACTCATTACTTATCCTCCATTAATTTTTCATAATCTTCAACACGCGGATAAAAAACATGAAACCATATAGGGTCCATTTGTTGAAGTTTATCCGTAATTGCTTTTGCCAGAGTTGCAATATACCGGACTTTCTTCTTTTGCTCTGGATCTTGCAACTGTACGTAAAGATCCCTACAGGCCATACAGATTGTATAGTATCTGCGCGGTTCATAGGGTGGAATGTCTGGCAGATCCAACTTTTCAAGAGGATACGGCTTCAGACTTCCTGGAATCATTTTGCCTCCTGGGTTGTTAAAGTTTCTCTACCTGAGTCTGCCGGAGAAAGCCCTGTTTGATCCCAAGGCGTCTCTCCGCAAACTTTGCCTTGTCAAAATTCGTATCGTCCATGCCAGAGAAACCATCCTTGCGAAGGTTACTCTCCTGTTCGACGCGAGTTTTGCCATATTTATTCTTGCCTCTAATTATAATCTGCAATCCCATAAGTTTTCCTTACGGAGTTGGCGGAAGGCCCGGATCAGCAAATTTAGCCATCAGAGCATTATACGTTACACCAGAAGGGAAAATCTGAAATAACTGTGTTCTTAGAATACTTCCAGGCGTCATATTAACTACGCCACAAGCTAAAATTATTCGAAGCCCGTCTTTAGCTGTATCGACAAGGGCTGCATATTCAGTAGGATCGACACAAGCAAGAATCTCTGATGTATAACACGGATTCCAACCGTAGGCCATTTTATTCTCCTAAAAAGGGAGCGAGTTTCCCCGCTCCCAAGTTAATTGTTACGCATGAGCCATAACAGCGTTAGTACCATCGTATACGGCAGATACGCCGAAATTAGAAGGACAAGCAATGCCAGTTCCGGCTCCAAAAGTATAAGCCGTTCCGTGGGCACCAGCGCAGTAAACACGCGCAAGCTGTCCCTGTCGCACATCACCTGTAATCGTGATCCACCTTAAGATTGCTCCACCACTTAGAGAAGGAATCAAGTGGGCACAGAAGATATCATGGATACTGACGCAAGCAGCACCCTGTGTGTAGACAATGATGTCTGCATCAATTTCTGAAGCAGCCGTATTTCTACTCATAAAGGTACAGTCAGAAATCTCTATATCTCCAGCTGTAGCGCCACCAGATTGGAAAGCAACTCCAACTCGACAACCCAGGAATTTACAATGACTAACCGTCATGCCCCAGATTTGGTCTGCCATAATTGCACCGCCCCAGTTACCAGGGCCAGTGGTTCCATTGGCGTAGAAGAAGTAGCAATTATAGATCGTCGGAGCATTCGCTTCAGACGTTACCGCCGTTCCACCCCTAAAGGCAAGCTGTCCACCAGTTTCCGTCCCGCCACGCTCAAAAGCGAGATTCTCAAACGCACACATAGGCGCGTAGACGGCCAGATTTGCACTCGTACCACTAGCAGTTTCCCGAATTACCACGCCATGTGGTCTGCCACGGAGGTCTGCTGGAGCAACGCCGATCATGGAAAGTCCAGCCTTAGCATAGGCAATTGTGTTAGACTCAGCATAGGCCGTGTTCAACCCAGGATACGAATATGGTGAAGAGGTCCACGTCTTGGGCATAATATAAATCACGTCCCAAGCATTGGCAGCGGCAATCGCTACTGCAATAGTTTTGAAAGCCCCTTCAGGAGTCGTCCCAAGATTACTATCACTACCATTCTTGTCATCTACGAACCAGATAGCAGAAGCGTAATCCATACCATACATGGCACCGCTTCCCATAACAGGCTGTCCGAAACTTGTAATACCATTTGGAAAATGGGTTAATCCCATAAAAATCTACCTTGTTTCCGATAGGAACACTTCCCCTAATTTCATGAACTGCCCGGAGGAATATCGGAGTCACCTTCCGCTTACCCATAGATGGAGGGCCAGCTCTGTTCGAAACTGGCCCACCCTTTGTCCAAATTACTCTGTTGGGAACGGATTCTTAAGAACGTACATAACACCGCCAACTACTGCACCAACTCCAGCGATAACGCCTAAGCGTTTCAAGATTGCCGGATCATCTGGATTCATAGGAGCAGCGATGTACGCTGTTAGTCCTGATGCGGCACCGCTAAGACCCGCCGCAAACAGCAACTTCGTCCACGCCCAGACTTTCTGTAACCAAGTCATATTTATCCTTTCCCCAAAAGTTCGTCGAGTTTCTTCTTCAACTCTTCGTATTTCGCTTCAAGGTCTTTATATGATTTGTCATAAAAGCTTGCCAAGCGTTCTACCTGTTTATCAATCTCAGGAACCGCATTAAAGAGATCTCGCAATTCTCCAGATCGCCACAACCCAATTGAAGCAATCACGGCAATAAATGCGATCCCCGCAAAGACACCAATGAATTCCCAACCCATAATTATACCCCTTTGTCTAGTGGGGGACCGAAGTCCCCCGAGTTATTTACGACACAGTGTGCCCGTAGATCCAACGCCAATCGGTGAAGCCCCAACCCCAGACAGTGTAGATGCTCTGTTTGAACATCTTGGTTTCAAAGTCTCTGGTGGTTTCAAGTTCCGGAGCAATCCGGTTGATCCACATGAGGTATTTCTTCATCAACTTGGTATCGATCATGAACCAGTTATTGGTATCAGTATCGTCCAGAATCCGGTGAGGAATTACTTTGAACCGTTTGTACTGAGAGTTGATCTTTCGGTTAGCAGAATCCGGGTCCATATCAGACTCAGCCCCAGTTTCCATATCATAGCCAAGAGCTTCGCACGCTGTATTGTACAGAGCATCCGGAACAACCAATGCATCCGGATCAATGTCACCAATCCGCTCCCCAATATTGTCGCGGAACTGTCTCATTAAGAGACGAGTCGCAGCAATACTAGTTTTATTCAGAGCAGACGTTCCAGAGTTATCGAAACCAGTGCTAGTGGAAACATCAGCCTTGGTCGTATGAGAACTAGAGCACAGAGCCACGCCCTCTTCGCTTTCAGGGATAAAGGTATATCCACTGGTAAACGCATAGTTAAAGGGCTGAGCGCCATACTTCTCACGGACGCGGTGTTCAGACGCGATCAAGCCGTCCTGTCTCGTCTTGATTACTCCATAACGGTCGTTGTCCAAAAGGTTTCGCTCGATGGTAATACCACCAGCGAATATCTTGGGCTCGATCCGTGTGTAGTAATCCGGCGCGACAGACAGGTACTCAATCTTCCCATTAAAGGGAACGATATCCGGGACAGCTCCAATGCCAAAGAACTCTTCCCAGGCTTTGTCTGAAGAAATGACTCCGAACAACTGGTCGATCATGGAGGGCAAGGATTTGTACTGATCTTTGTACACAATTCTCAGCCGATCATCCAGCAACCTTACGAATTGACTTGAAGTTAAAGGATTAGCCATTGTTCATTTCCCCCTTACGCTTTCACAGGCAGGAACTGGAAGGGGTTGATTCTGAATATAGCATACTCAGCACCGTCAGTTTCCAGGTTAAGTTCGAGAACGTCAATCCAGATCCAGTTGGTTGTCCCAACCGCAGCTGCATTGTTAATAAACGTCCCGACAGTGTCCGTCATCATCTTACAGGTTCCAACAGCTGCAATGTTCACAGCTTTGAAAGTATCCCCAACAGCAACGTCATAGGGAAAGTAATGCAACACAGTTCGAACTGTCGAACTGGTGTCATTCGTTACCCTGTAAAGGCCCCTGTTCTCTCCAGTGCGACAGTACACAGTCGCATTGTACGCGACAGGTGTGTGGTTCGCAGCACCAGAAGTGAAGCCAGCACCAGTGGTTGACTCAGTGGTAACAGTCACATAACTGATCGCAGTCCCATAAGAGCCATTAAAAATCCGACCCTTCAACACCGTGTCACAACCCAGAACAGCAACCTGGACCATAGCCTGAGGATCATTCTTCCCGTACATACCTTCCTGGCCAAAATACTTTCTTGCAAGCAAATTAGCCTGGGACTGTACGGAAGTAATATACTCAGCTTTGTAGGTCGAGTTGAAGACGGGCTCTTTGTTATTTGTTCCAACTACGACTCCAAAGGGGACCTGATCGGCAGTAGTGTCACCTTCGCCCGCCGGATTCCAGGCTTTTACGCCCCCGGCAAGACTGGCGTTCAATCCTGCAACGACCAACTGGCCCACATAAAGAGTCACGCTGTTATAATCCACGGGAACCCAAATGGTCCTTAGTGGATGCTCAACAACAGAAAAACCAGCCATGTAAATCTCCTTAAGGTAAGTTCGCGGTTCCGCAGAGAGGACACGTTCCTATGGCTGTGTCAATATTATACGCTTCATAGGTATGGCTAGACTCCAAGTTAGTCGTAATGGTATCATTCGTACCAGGTTGAGAGTAGCTATTCCCATGGCCGTCAATCTTAACCAGGCCCAGTTGCGTGTCAATCAAGAAACCGCAATGCCAACATTTGAGATATCTGCCAGAATCTTCCTCAGCGCCAGGCAGCTTGACGGATCGCCTGTGTCGGGGAAGTTTCCAGCGGATTATCTTTACGAAACGACTTTTCATTACTTTACACCTTTGAGAGATTCAAGAACCCATGGGTCGTCCTCTTTTGCGCCTATTGCCTTGAGGAATTTTCTAGAGTATTCATCAAGTTCAATCTTTCTTTCCGGAGGACCGTCCAAGTGTAGTGCCGAGGACACTTCAGTTGGAGCATTCGGTTTATCCCCCCGAACATTTGGAGCAATCTTCGAGCTTGCTCTTTGGCGCCGCAAGATCGCCGCAACCGCACGATCATAGTTGATCTGTGCATCTGCGGTTGGATCTCCTGTGGCCTTCTTGTAGTTTCGGAAATTGGTTTCTAAGAGTTCTTTGACAACAGCGTTGTGAAGTTCCTCATCGACGTCTCCGAATCCTTTTTGGACCGCTTTGATGTAGCCATCAGCGTACTTTCGCTGCATCTCTTCCTCTCGCTGAGTTTCCTTAGCGAGTTCCTTCTTAACAGCGACTACCGTTTCTTTAATGTGCTCTGGGACCTCTTCAGTCTCCATCGGAGCCTCATAATTGGGCATCCGCGTGGGGACCCCCGTGTCGAGCTTTACCATCAAGGTGTCAAGTCTGTCGAACATATCCGTCATACGCTCTTCCATTCTTGAGACTCTCCGGCCAAGCTTCGTTGGGTGGTCGTCCGGTACGGTAGTTTTAGCACCTTGGGTCGTATCAGCGTCTTGCTGAGGCGTCCCGGTTTGCCCTTCCAGTTGCGCATCCTGTTCGGGCGAAGTTGTCACTGGTGTTTCCTGGTCTTTTGGGGAGTCGGTCACGCTCAGTGAAGTTGCAGATTCTTTTATATCCACTACAGCCATTTTTCCTCCATAGCCAAGCAAGTCGTAGTTACTTGGGCTTTTTAATTGTACTTACTGTCTTTGTATACTGAGCAAGCCGAGTAGCGATATTAATCAAGAAAGTCTTGGTTACCTTGAATTCTATCTTCTCTTCCTCGGTCGCCGTTAAAGCGGAAATCTTATCCAGCAGTTCATCGTATCGGTTGACTAGATCGCCTACCAGGGCGAAACCTACTTCGGAATCCATCAGATCCACGAAGGGCTTCAGTTTGCCCAAGGTAGAGAGCGTATTCAACCCTCTCTTGCCGACGTTTTTTAAATAAAGCTCAATCTCTTCTCGCGAAACCGCAACCACTTAGCCTCCTGTTATCTCTCGCACTCCTTGTTCCTCAATGCCCATCGGAATGCCTTCTTCGTTGGAAACAGGCATCTCTTCGGCTTGCTCGGGAGTTTCCTCTGGAGCAGCGCCCTGCTCGGGCGTATTCGGTGTCTGTTTCAGTGTCTCAATCATTTCTTGGATATCTTGATACTCAGCACCAAGTAGAACCAACTGGCGCCCAATGATCTCTGCGATGATCGGGATAATCGCCGGATTCGGAATCTGTGCAATCCTGCCCAGGATTTGGTCATATCTGGTGACCTTGCGGTCTTTGTTGTATTCCTGCTCGATGTTACTAGACACAGGTGCGTAGGAGTAGTCTGCATCTGGATCGAACATTCGCGCTGCCTGGCCCCAAAGCCGGATAGCAGTTTCCGGATGCATGAACTGATATGCCATCTGGAGCATCATCCAGTAGAACTCTGCAAAGAAGGTGAACTCAAATGTCAAGGCTGCATAGTTTGCCCGTAGATTTGACCGTTGCTCAGCACCTGTAACTGCGGTTGCTGTAGTCGAGGCGGTTCCTGGTAGGTCACCCATTGTAGTCGGATAAACCGAGTTGACCTGCTGCATCTTCTTGATGAACAAGTCTGCCTGCATCATAGCACCACGAATGTCACTTTTGACTTCAATCTCTTCTAGATCTGCGACATTGGGTAATGGAATAATGTGCTCGGGTTCAAAGTAGATCTGGTCATTGTTCGTGATCGCGTTCTGTTGAGCTTTGAAGGTTGGCAGAGTTGCCAACTTGACTCGGTCATTGGACATATTGACTGTATCATTCAAGGCAACCTGGAGCTCTCGACTATACTTGCCACTGGACATTCCGATATCTTTGACCGGATGCACGTAACAGAGACCCCGAATGATCGGTCTATACGGAGTACCCTTAGATGTCCGATATGGAGTCGGCTGAAAGCGAATCAGGACTTTCTTTCCGCCACAGAGAACTTCCTCGATAATGGATTCCACCAACTCGGCGCCATCTTTAATATTGCCCTGAGCATCATAGCCAGGTATGGAAGCTAGAGGATA